CGTGTAAGCTGCACCAGCACTATCTGTTCCAGAAAAGTCAAAGATCTTATTCATCCATGTATAGAAATACTTGTAGATTTCACCATTGCGATCAGATAAGAATGTTATAGAGTTTGGTGTGAATGTAGCGTTATGTGGCATCTTTTGCATAGGGCCATTGCCGTATCTTGCAATATCAGTCATTAGCAATGCAACGCCTGGAATCTTAACAGCATCAGCTCTTGTTTGCATCAAGCGTTCTGTGTGGATAACAGGCTGGCCGTCAATAGACACTTGCTGCATCACAGGTGGTGAAACAAACGCTACGATGAACTTGTTTGTATGAAGTACGCCCGACTGTGAAAGATCTGATTTGAAACTGTTTATATTGAAACCAGCCATTATTGTAGTGCCTTTACAGAATCGTTGTGTACTCTAGACTTTGTAGCCTTTTTGAATCTTTCAGTTGGAAGCATAAGTGCAGTGTCCCAATTCTTTGGTTGCACGTTTAAAAACTGTCCCTGAACATTACTCCACAAATATCTCTTCAAGCATGGGCTAAAATTACTTAACTGTGATGCACTCTTCAATAGTTTATAAGATATCTTTAATCTAGTGTTGTCGTCGTATTTATCGTCACTAGCAATACTATAAAGACCATTCATTAACTGCGCTCTATAATACGTAGGAAGGTAGTGGAGATTGATTCCTAAGAATCCATTTGGTTGAAAATCAACTAAAAACATTAAAGGAAAAATATCATAGTAAGGAAGTATGTCCTTCATCTTTGGATCATAGAAGAACATAAACATCTGGCCAATATTCTTAATTGTTAATGATGGTACAACGTTTTGCTTATCGTTCATTAGACGATTTGTATTAACACTTGCAACTTGACTTGCAGCATCTCTATACCAATCACGAGCGTCTTGCGTAGAGTTGGGTGTGATACCCTCAGAAGTTCCTCTATCAGATATTTGTTGAAATATATAAGCCATTAAAAGGTGATACCTAATTCTTTTTCTGTAAACAATTGAAACTTCCAATTGCGATCAGCGCAATATTCACGCGCTGCTTTCCATTTAGCACTATTTATTCCCCAGGTACAAACCTCTCTAATAAACTTCTTGCTCTTTGGCTGCATCTTAGGTTCAACGGTTTGTGCATAAGGCTTGACCTCTATCATTATAGTTTCAGTCAACCCATTAGGCAACCCTTTCTTTACAACAAAGTCTGGAAAATAGCGATGTATCTTACCATCGATAGGTGATCTGTAAGGTATAATGACTTCTTCTGAGCTCCACTGAATTACATCTGGATGGTCGTCAAGATGCGACATCAATTTACACTCCCACAAAGAGCGATAAATAATATTTGTGGGATTACCTTTATATTTTTGTGGATTCTTGGGTCTAAAGTAACCTTTGTATGCCATTGTGCTCAGCGATAAATACTAAAATAATATTTATAAGGAAGTTAGATGTCAATTGCCGGCAAGATAGTTCAGGGCGCTCAATTCATAAACAGAAATGCTGCAGCTGCAAAAGCAATTGCTGGTGGAGCTCTTGCTCTTGGTGGCGCTGCTATCATTGGGCAAGCATTCTTTAGAACACCAGAAGCACAGAAAAGATCAAAAGATCAAGGAGACTTAATGTTTCCAAGCGATCTAATTGATCCGTCAGCTAATCGTAACTTCTATATGACAATCCAATTTACTGAGTATCAAAGACGTTCTATTTTCAATCAACCATTTCTCAAAGCTGTTGGTGGTATAAGATTACCAATTCCTAACAATCTAACCGATACACAAAACATATCATACGATCCAACTGGTTCAGATCCTACACAAGGTGCTGCAATGGAAGCTGGGTTAGCAGGTAGAAATGGTGCTGGAAGTAGTGGAAACTTTGCAGGATCATTAGCATCTGCTGCGGGTGCTGCTCTTGGTGGTAAGGCTGTAGATACTGCAACAAAGCTAGCTCAGGGTGTTGGTATTGATACAGCACAAGCACTTCAACTTGGTGGCCTAGCACAAAATCCGTTCTTAACCGTATTGTTCAAATCACCATCGTTTAAAAAACATCAATTCTCATGGAAGTTAGCACCAACTTCACCACAAGAATCAGATACTGTAAGACAAATCATTAATACATTCAGATCTAACATACTTCCAGCAATGGCACCTAATGCTGGTGGTACTTTGCTTACATATCCTAATATGTGTCAAATATCACTTTACCCAGACGATAGTTTTCTGTACAGATTCAAGCCATGTGTTGTTGAGAGTATGTCAGTTAATTTTGCATCGTCTGGTGCTCCTTCGTTCTTTAAAAATACAAATGCACCAACAGAAGTAACACTGACAATTGATTTGCTTGAGATTGAATACTGGCTCAAGGAAGATGTTGAAGGAACTGATTTGAGATCTGGTGGAAGCTTCCTTGGAGGATTATTCTAATGCCAGATAGATATTTTGATAAGTTTCCAATTATAAGCTATGCTAATAATGCTGTTGTTAATATAACAGAAAGAGCAACGTTTGTTAATAACCTTCTTCAAAACCCTTACTTGTATTATGATTATCAGGTTGCAGAAGGTGAAAGACCAGATCAACTTTCAGACAGATATTACAATGACCAATATAAGAGTTGGATATGGTATCTAACAAATCAAATGAAAGATCCATATTATGATTGGTATATGTCTGATGATGTTTTTTATGGTTATCTTGAAGCAAAATATAAAACAAGCATCTATACGTTACAACAAAGAACAAAATACTATATTAACAATTGGTTTCAAGATGAAAGAAAACTAAGTGTTAGTGATTATAACGCGATGTCAAACACTCTTCATAAATTTTGGCAGCCTTTTTATCAAGGATCGCCTTCTATTGCTGGTTATGAGCGTGTACAATCTAACACAGTTATAAACACTAATCAAATAGTAATTTATTCCGCTATCGGTACAAATTTTATAGAAGATGAAGTTGTTAATATTGTTTTTGATACAAACGATACTGGTAAAGGCCAAGTGCTAGTTTCTAATTCATCCAGTGTTACTCTAAAGCATATGGTCAATACAGTTGTGCCAAACAATACTGTTACTATAACTGGATCAAGTTATCTCTATGGTGTTGATAGTCAAACAAATGTTGCTTTCACATCAGCAAACGTAGTTACAACAAACATTCCACTAGAAGAAGTTGTATATTATACACCACTATCTATATACGATTACGAAAGAGATATTAACGAAAGCAAGAAAACAATTAAAGTATTGAATTCTACATATACATCGCAATTAGTTACAGAATTAAAAAGTTTATTAAAGTAATGTCTGACGGTTTCAATCCTGGTGATATAGCAGTTGATACACTATCAGTTTCCTCTCAGCGAGGATCGCTAAACCTTGCCGCTTCGTTTGTTTCTGCATCTGTTTATGAAAGTATTTTTACACCAGGAATCGTTGCTGACATTGTTGTTCTTGATACGGATGATCAATTAGGGCAAATGAAAATAACTGGTGATGAAACAGTTGATTTTTCCTTCAAAGCACCAGGTGGTGAATCTGCAACATATAAATTTGCTCTTCATGCACTTGATGATAACAAAATGACAGGTTCACAAAAATCTAAAATGTATACTATCAAGTGTGTTTCTGAAGAAGCGCTTCACTCAAAAACTAACTTTGTTCAAAAAAGCTATAACCAAACAATATCTGAAGTAATCAAAGACATTCATCAAAATTATATGAAAAGTCAAAAGCAGTTAGACATGGAAGATACTAAAGGTACACAAAACCTTGTTATAGGACATCAAAACCCATACAAAGCAGTTGATATTGCAAGACGTCGTGGTATATCAAACGAAAACAAATCATCATCGTTTGTGTTCTTTGAAACTAGAAGCGGTGGTAGTCAAGTATTTAAATTTACAACAATAGAAAAGTTGTTTAAACAAGGCCCTGTGAAAACATTCCAGCAATCTGATGCTGTCAATCACGACATCTCTAATCAATCAGATAACAATATTATAGCTTATGAAGTGCCAAAGCAAGTTTCTTCAACAGACAGAATTGAGCAAGGTGGTAAGAGACGTGTGTCGTCTTTTGACTTTAGAACACACACATACAAAACAAAAGACATAGACACTAACTCAACAGATTATAAAACTGGTGGCTCTGGTTCTTACGATTCATCTGAATTCAAATCAAAATACTATCAAGGTGCTAAGATTCCTCCACAAGCGGTTATACCCGTTGACACCTCCCAAAGAGGAGTGACACATATTCCTGATCAAACAGCCGATCAGCAAGCGTTTTTAGCGATCCTAATGCAGAACGCAATGAAGATAAGAGTCTATGGTGATGCTAACTTGAAAGCTGGCGACATGGTTACGGCAAACATACCAAATAAAGTTAGTACAACTGACAATTCTCAAACAGATCCTTTATTATCAGGTGACTTCTTAATTAGTAGAATACATCACGAGATAGCAGAAGCAAATAAGAGACCAAGATATACTTGTAATATCGAGTTAATCAAGGGTAGCTTACAAGAAGGTGTATAATGACAGAAAGAGATCTTGGTAACTCGTTTTCTTGGTGGATTGGTGAGGTAGTCAATGTTAAAGACCCCGACCAATCCGGCCGTGTGCAAGTTCGTGTATTTGGACGCTACGATGATAAAGAGAATGTTAAAGATGATCAGTTACCTTGGGCAATGCCATTACAACCAGTTACCTCAGCTGCTCTTGGTAAGATAGGAACAGCACCACTTGGTTTGTTGAAAGGTTCGAAGGTTGTAGGTTTCTGGGCCGATCGTGATCAGCAATATCCAATTATCATGGGTAGTTTTGGTAAAGCTGGTGATCCTGTTAGTGATCCAAGCACAACAGATGGCATTCCAGAAATAAACAAGGATACAGGCAGCATTCCAACTGCTGCAACTAATCAAAGCCCACCAGTTATGAAAAACCCATACAGTAAATTGTATGATGGTAGAATAACGATCAATGACATTAACAACGGTATCAAAAGTGTTGAGAGTGTTAAAAAAAGCGAAGGTATTGTCAACAACACAGAAGTTGACAAAAAACTAAAAGAGCCTTCTATACCAACAATAGCATCCGCGGCCAAAGGTGCTGGGACGCATGTGCTTGATTTGGTCAAGCAGGTAGATCCATCTAGTCTAAGTGCTTCATTACCTAACATGGTCAGTAACTTTAGTAATGTAAAGAACATTTTAAACATTACAAGTCCAGCTGGCCTAACTAACATGTTAAGTGGATCAATTAGTGGATTGGTTGGTTCTCTTGGTAGTCAGTTTGGTTTATCTAATGTTGTTGGACAGCTATCTGGTTTACTAAAATCAGGTGGATTGAGTGGGTTAGATCCTAATATTCAAAGAGCATTGAAAATTGGTTTAACTTCAGCAATTAGTGCAGCTGTGTCAAATGGAAACAAGCCAGTACCACACTATGTTCCACCAGCAACACAACAAACACTAAACTCTCGTCGTCCACCTGTTAATCTAGTTGTAACATCACCACCAGATTTGTACATACAGCAATACTATACAGTTGATCAAGATCCATATCCTGGCTATATTGAGTGGCAAGGGCCATCAACCTCAAAAGTATATACTCTTCGTGGTACCGAACCTCATTACACATCACCCACTGACCATCTACAAGGAATGGCTATTGCATCGATGGCAAGTAAATTAGGGTCAGCTTTAGCAAGTGGCAATTTAAGTGCTAGTACACTAACATCAGCACTTGGTGGTGGCATGGATTTGTTAAAGAGTGAAGGGTTGAGTAAGGTGTTGGGTAGTGGTGTTAATCCAGGGTCGTTGTTAAGTTTAGCAACGAAGCTATTGCCTGGTGGGTTAGGCGGTTCTATCAACGGTGTGGTGGGTGGACATCTACCACAATCAGTTCTTAGTGGTTCTATGTCACAAACACTTTCTGGTTTTACTCAAGGTCAAGCATTATTAGCTGCTAAAAAATCAAGCATGAGCGCAGCATTAAAACCAACACCCGATCAAGAAGATGCAGCATTGAAAGCACAAGAAGATAAACTAACAGCTGGACTATCTGCTGCAGATAAAGCATCTGTTCTCAATGGTGGTTTGACTACAGCTGAAAAAGCAGCTATACAACAGCAGCAGATCGAACAAACATTTGGCCCTAACATAATAAAAGGATGATAGATGGCAACGGATTATAATGTTAAACATCCTAAGCTGCCGTATGAAGGAAACTATCCTAACCTGCATGTCTCGCAAGATGCTGCAGGCGGCCAAATTATTAAAAGTTTAGAGCCAGGATCTGAAGCTTATTTTGAAGTTCAACCGTCAGGTAGTTATAATGGTCATGGTCCTGATGGTGCTAGAGTTGAAGTTGTTGTTGGTAAGACACATGGGTATCATGGTGATGGTCACTCACAAACTATAGACGGCCAAGCAGATCAAAAAGTTGGTGGATCCATGAGATCTAATAGCGATGGGGGACGTAGTTCGGAGACTGCTGGTGATAGTTATAGTGGTGGCGGTGGCCATACTGTACAAGGATCGGGTGATTCACAAGTAGGTCATTCGTCTGGTGATGTATTTGCAACAACAGAAGGCAACCACACTACTCAACATGATGGAAATGTCATGCACAGTATGAACGGTGATATGGTTACTCAAATCACTGGCAATAAACATGAGATGATTACTGGTGAGTGGGGCTTGAATAACCAAGGTGGTAATATGGATATTCAAGTTGATGCTGGTAAATTTAGATTATTTGCTGGCAATGATATACTAATACAAAGTACAACATCAATCACATTAATGGTTGGTAGTTCTATCATAAATATTACTCCATCGGGTATTGTTATAAAAGCTTCTAAGGTTGATGTCAACCCATAAATATTATAAAAAAGGCAAGCTATGGTTGCAAAATCAGATAGAAACACACCATTAACAAACCAAATATTTTTTAGTGATTTTCTAGACAACTTTGACTCACATCCAGTTAATAACACACTTGCACGCGCAATAAATGCAGATGCTGTAAAACAATCTATGCGCAATTTGGTACTAACGAACCTTGGTGAGAGACTATTTCAACCAACAATTGGTTCTGATGTATTAAAGTCACTATTTGAACCAAATGATATTGTTACTGCAGAAAACATTTCATATTATATTAAAAATACTTTAAAGCAAAACGAGCCTCGTGTCTTAGTATTAACAGTTGATGTTACACCAGACACCGAATCATCTAGTTTTAATGTAACTATAATATTTTCTTTGGTAAATAATACAACAACACAATCATTAGATATAATTCTAAAAAGAGTAAGATAATGGCAGCCAACAGCGTTATAAATTTAACATCACTTGATTTTGATACTCTAAAAAATAGTTTTAAAGACTATTTAAAAAGTCAAAGTGTATTTCAAGATTATGACTTTGAAGGCTCTAATATCAATGTCTTACTTGATATTATGGCATACAACTCTTATATCAACTCGTTTTATCTTAATATGGCTGTTTCTGAGGGGTTCCTTGATTCAGCTCAATTGAGAAGTTCTGTTGTTTCTCATGCTAAAGAATTGAACTACACACCCAGATCAGCTAGATCTGCTATGGCAACAATTGATGTTAATTTTGTAACAACTGGTCTAACAAGTAGTTTGTTTGAAATTCCTAAGGGAACGCAGTTTAGTGGTTCAAATGCAAACGGATCTTTCATTTTTACTACCGACAAATCAACACTACTTTCATCAACAACATCAACGTTTTCTACAACCAACCTTCCAATTTTTGAAGGAACATATATTAACGAGACATTTGTTGTTGATAGTACAATTGATAATCAACGCTTTATACTATCAAACCAAAATGTCGACACGACTAGTATCAACGTTTCTACATCAATTGACAACGGTCAAACAACGGTTGATTTTATTCAAGCAACTAACTTGTATGGTTTGAATAGTAACTCTACAGTATACTTCATCCAATCAACTCAAAATGGCTATTATGAAATTGTTTTTGGTGATGGTGTATTTGGCCAGCAATTGTTGAACGGCACAACAATACTTGTAACATATAGAATTTCAAAAGGGGATGCAGCTAACGGTATTTCATCATTTAATATCGATGTAAACCTTGGAACAATCAATAATTGTACAGTCGTTGCAACCGTAACACCTAATATGACATCTGTTGATGGTGCGGTAGAAGAAGATATTGAAACGATTAGATTTAGAGCTCCACGTCACTTCCAAACACAAGATAGAGCAATAACAACTTCAGATTACATGAATCTAATATATGAAAATTTTCCAGTTGTTAAAGCGGTTAACGTCTACGGTGGAGAAACTGTGAGTGGTTCTGTTGAATTTGGTAGAGTGTTTATATCACCTCTAAGCCAATCAGGTAGCAACGTTACAAACGCGGTCAAGAACGACATTATAACTTATCTAAAAGACAAGAATGCACTAGGTATAACACCGGTGATTGTTGACCCAACAGTATTGTATGTTGTTCCAACAACAACAGCAGCTGTCAACTTTAACCAAACACAACTATCACCTGCAGATATCCAATCGATATTACTAACAACAACAGAGACTTATAATAACAACTATCTAAAAAACTTTAATACAACGTTTAGATATTCTAATTTTATTAGTGCTTTGAATAATGCTGATCCTAGTATATCAAGTATACAGTTGACTATCAACATAGCAAAATCTATAACACCAATACTTGGCCAAGCTCAAGTATTATCAATAGCATTTAATAATCAAATAATTCCTGGTACAATAATTTCAACAGAATTTGTTGCTAGTGACGGTAATGTATATCGCTTCACAGATTATAATCCAAATAACAACACATTCAAGCGTGTTGGTGAGATAACAAACTACACGATTCAAAACACAACTAATACTCTTTACCTAGAACAAATTCAAGCTGGATCACAAAGCTACACATCTATTGGTTCTGTTAATTATGCAACAGGTGAAATTGATATAACAACAATAACAATAGTAGACTTTTTAAATAACACTGGTATAATATTTGAAACATCTGCTGTAGAAGATAACGTCTATGGTATTAAAAACGATGTAATTGAATTAGATGTTGCTAACGCAGTCGTTAATGTAGTATCTGTATGAATAACATAGAAAAAATTATATCGCCGTTTGTTGAGTCGCAGTTTCCTTCTTTTTATAGAGATGAAGGACCAAACTTTATTGCGTTCATGAAGGCATATTATGAGTGGGCAGAACAAGCTGATCAAACAATTGGCCAAACAAGATCATTGTATGACATAAAAGATTTAGATCATACTCAAACTCAATTTATAAAATATTTTAAAAACAAATACATTAACTCTTTACCAGAATCTATTGTTGCAGATAAGCAACTTTTGATTAAACACATTTTAGAACTTTATAGAACAAAAGGTACAAAGCGTGCTTATGAGCTTTTGTTTAGATTGCTGTTTAATGAAGATATTGATATTTTTATCCCTGGTGATTATCTGTTTAAACTATCCGATGCTACATGGTTTATTAAAAAATACATAGAAGTTTCAGATAACCCACTACTTCCTGAACTTATTGGAAAAGTAATATACTCTAAAAAAGAATCTCAGGCGGTTGTTGAAGATTATTACGTTAAGATTGTTAATAATAAAACTATCAATGTTTTAGTACTGTCAAACATCCAAGGTTCTTTTAAGTTTGGTGAAAAAATACTTTGTACAGATATTCCTCAAATAACAACTGACAACGCACCAATTGTATTTGGTTCACTTTCTTCGGTTAGTATTGTTAATGGTGGTAGTAATTTTAACATTGGTGATGTTTTAAATGTAACTGGTGCTGGTGGTGTTGGTGGTAAAGCAAGAGTTGTTGCTACCACAAATCAAAACGGTAAGGTTGCGTTCAATCTTATTAATGGTGGTTATGGGTTTTCCGTAAATGCTGTTGTTACTGTAACAGGTGGCTATGGCGCAGGCGCTAACTTTGCTGTTGGTCAGATTGTTAACAAACAAATATATCAAATTAACAGAGATAAGTTAGGTAACTACTACAACACACAAATGGAAAGTAGTGCTGCTGGTGTAACGCTCAATGTTACAGGTGAGACAGGAACATTTACCAATGGTGAAACTCTTACACAACCATCATCTAACACACGCGTTTTTGATGTTACGTATGTAACTGGTGCTTCTGCTAATGGTGAATCATACTCAAATTCTTCTTTGGGAATAACTGGACTAATTGGCTATAGAGTAGACGGAACTTCAATATCTGTTTACGGTAATGATACAAGTCTAATGAGTGCTAACCTTGTTTCTGGTGTCAAATTAATTAGTAACGTATCCTCTACAGTTATATTGTTAAATAGCATTTCCGGAAAAGCTACAAACTCACCAACAGGAACTGTTGTTACATCAAACACATCACAAATAGTTGTTAATAACATCACTGGATATTATATTCCAGGTTTGAGAGTGACAGGTGGTTCAAGTACGCATACTGCAAACGTAACAAGTGTCGTAAGAAATACAGATTGGTTGTTTCCATATGCTGTAGCTGGTAACTATCTTTCAAATCTCGACACACAAACAAAGAATATGTTAACAATTGTTATCAAAGAAGTTGGAACGATAGCTTATCTTACAAATGTTAATCCAGGTATTGGATATTCAGCTAATCCAACAGTATCAATTATTGAGCCTGACATTTACGATCTTAGAATACCAGATCCATCAGGAACAGGATTCTATGGTTATGACGCTGTTGTTACTGCAAATGCTGGTACCGCTAATGGTGTTGTTACTGCTGTGCAAATAAGTGATTCTGGTTTTGGTTACATACCAGACGAAACAGTTTTCTTATCATCACCAAACAACGCTACATCTGTCGTTGGTGTTTCTGTCGTTGATTTGAACGGTCAGAGCTCTGGTACGTGGCTAAATAACAAAAGCTTTTTATCAGATTTGATGGCAATACAAGATAGCAATTACTATCAAACATTTTCTTATGAAATTTTAGCAACAAGAATGAAAGACACTTACGAAAAGTTTGTAAACGATTTGATCCACATCAGTGGTATTGCGCTGTTTGGAAGATATAGTATCAAGAGTGAACTAGTTAGCGGCGATAACGTAGTTGTACCAGTTGCAAATAACGGTATTATCCAATCATAAATATAATAAATTAACCTGGGTTAGGCAATGGCAGTTTTAACAATAAATCAATATATTGACACAGCACAGTCTTTTATTAACAACGTTGCTAATTCGCAAAATTCTTATTACGTTTTCTACGGAAAGCCCGATTCGTGGGTCAACACAACGACAAACGTACCAGACGATACAGCTGTTCCAGTATCAAACGGTTCAGTTGCAGCATATCAACAGCAAATATATAAAGATCTAGTGTTTGGCAAGCTAATTACTAGTGGCCATGTGTCGTCTATGATACCAAGATACAATTGGTCAAACAACATCGTATACTCTAGCTACGACCAGAACGATCCATCATTATACGACAAACAATTTTACGTTGTTACCGATGCATATGAAGTTTATAAATGTATCGACAATAACTATGGTGCACCGTCAGTAGTTAAACCTTCTCTAACAACAACCTCTGGTGTATTTTCTACATCTGATGGATATGTTTGGAAGTATATGTTTACAGTTGATAGCACAGCTAATTCTGTGTTTACAACAAGCGACTATATTCCTGTTACACCAAATACAGATGTTGTAAACAATGCAACTGGCGGTTCTATTGATTTTATTAGTGTTGTGGCTGGTGGTAACAACTATCAAGCATATGATAGTGGATTTTTACAAAGCGTACAGTCACCGTTGATTGTTAGAATTGCTAATACAGCATCACCTACAAACGGCCGCTATGTTAACTCATCAATATATCTAAAAACAGGTTTTGGTTCTGGTCAGTTAAGACAAATAATAAACTACGATGGTTTAGGACGTCTTGTAACCGTTTCATCTCCTTTTGACACATATACTGTATTCAATGTAGGTAATGTTCAGGGTTCTGTTCAAAACGGTTTGTTACTAACACAACGAATTGATAGCGTTTCATTTTTATATTCAAAGGGTTTCTTCAACGTTGGTGATACAATTATCCAATCAGAAACACAAGCGACAGCTACGATCTTAACTTCAAACAATACTGTATTCAAAACAAACAAAACAAGTTCAAACGATTTTGTTATTGGTTATCCAATTTATAACACAACACAATCAGCAGTTGCAAAGTCTGGTAAAGTTAATCTGTTTACAAATGCTGTACAAGGCAGTGTCATTACGTTTGCTGGTTCTGGTTATTCCTCTGCACCATCCGTTACCATTGCTAACTCTATAGGTGACACAACGGGTTCGGGTGCAACTGCTACTGCATCAAGTAATTCAAGTGGAAGAGTAACTGGTTTAACAATAACAGCCAATGGTGCTAATTTTACATTAAACCCAACAATAACGATTGCTGCACCATCACCAATTTCTTTTAGTGGTAATACAACTAGTGTCAACGTTTCAAGTGATTATATAACTCTTGGTTCAAATGCTGCATACTTTTCCAATGGCGACCAAGTAACTTATCTTGTTGGTACTGGTAACACAGCAATTGGTGGTTTGACAAACAACACTGTTTACTATGTCACAAACACAACTTCAACAACAATTCAGTTAGCTGCAAATTCTAGTGGTACACCAATCAATATAACTGGAGCTGCATCATCTTCACAACCAGGCCATTCATTTACAGGTCAGCAAGCTACAGCAAATACGTTTTTAGGAACATATATTGTTGCTAATGGATCTACCAATTTCACAAGCGATTTTGCTATAAGTGACTTTGTTCGTGTTGGTGAATCAACCAATGTTAATATTAGAAGAGTTGTTGCTGTTAATAGTAGTGTTATAACAGTAGATCAACCATATCCTAATACTGCAAACGTTGGTGCTGCAAATGTTTACTCTCAACCTTATGCTGCACTTGTTACTTCATCAACACCACTAGTATCAAATGGTATTATTTCAAATACCAACTTGAACAGCGTAACAATTGCTTATGAAAACCCAAGCATACTTGCACAGTTGTATATAAGTGGTGAACGTATTGACATGGTTGGTTCTGATAACGTTGCACAAGGTGCAAACGGTACGGTATCATTCTCTAATTCTTCAACAGTTATTATCAGTAATGTTACTGGTACATTTTTATCTGGGGCAAATAACTACATCCGTGGTGCTTCAAGCCTTCAGAAAGCACATATCCAATCGGTCGTAAGCTTCCCAACAATAACTGTCCAATCACCAGCTGGATCGTTTGTGTCCGGCCAGCAAGTATATTTTAGAACGCAGCCAGATTTGACTGCAGTTGGAAATGCAACTGTTATTTCATCCTACAACTCACCTAACGAATTAACAGAATACATTATTTCTCCTACTGTCAATATCACAGGTGATGGTTCAGGTGCTATAGCTTATTCTGTTGTCAATACAACATTTGGTTCTGCAAATAACATTACAAACATTGTTGTTCTTAACCCAGGTGTTAATTACACCTATGCTAATGTTAGTATCGTTTCAAACTCGTTCTTTGGATATTATTCAAACGGAGCTCCATCTGCTGTCGCGGCAGCAAGAATAGCACCGCTATCAGGTCACGGTGCTGATCCACTAAGAGAACTTGGTGCAAGATACGTTGGTGTAAATGTTACTATAGACACAGGTATCAATGAAAGCTTTAGATTCCCTATATTTGGAAAATATCGTAAAATTGGTATTATTGAAAATCCACAGTTCCAAAACGTTGTTGTTGGATTGAACAATTTTGATAGAGTAAAACTATCAATTGGTACAGCTTCAACTAACTTCACTGTTAATGAGTATGTGATACAATCATCCTCAAATGCTGTTGGTCGTGTAGTATATGCTAACAACACTTTTGTTGAACTTAAAAACGTTGTAGGAACTTTTGGAACTGGCTCAAACGTATATGGGTTCACATCACTAACAAGCGCAAATGTTACAGCTGCTAACATTTCGTATTTCTCATCTCCTTCATCGGTTGAAGTAGTAAGTGAAAAAGTAAACAATGTTGTTACATCTGGTGTTATATCTGCAACTATATCACAGATTATTAGCAACACACAGCTAAGATTAACAGATGTAACAGGACGTTTCCAGTCAAATGCTGTATTGTTTGATAGCTCAACTAACAGTTATGCTAACGTTTCGTCCATATCAATAGCTAATGGTACAATCGATGTTACTTCAACTTTTGGCTTGAATTTCTCACAGCTAAGTAGATTAACATTGACTTCTAATACTGGCTCGTATATTGTAGGTGAAAGAATAGTTCAGAGTGTTGTTAATGCTTCTGCAACAGTTATGTCAACAAACACTGATTTTGATATATTATTTACAAATGCAAATGGATTATTCAATGTTGGTGATATTGTAACAACAAATACATCATCAGGTAATGGTATTGTTACATACGCAAACAGTTCATATTTAAAGTTAACTTCAGCAAAAGGAACATTCCAAGCTGTTGGTACTCAACGAGTAATAAATAACCTTAATATTGGTGCTGATGTTGTTAATGTTTATAGTGTTCTGTTGTTGAATGACGTAAGTCCCGTTGCTAACTTCCAAACAGGACAGTATGTTATTACAGGTAACACAAGTGGCGCTGTTGGTAGAAATGCATTGGCTGGAACAATAACATATCCTGAATTAGTTAGAAACAGTGGATCAGTAATATACTTGGAAAACATTGCGCCTTTAACAAGAGCCAACACAACAAAAGAACAAGTAAGTTTGATTATTAAGTTTTAGAGGAAAATATGGCTTTACAAACAGATCTTTCGCGCAGTCCTTATTTTGACGACTATGATTCAACAAAGAATTTTTATAGAGTTCTTTACAGACCATCAGTTGCCGTTCAGACTCGCGAACTTAATCAAATGCAAACTATTTTGCAAGATCAAATCGACAAGTTTGGCCGCCATGTATTCAAAGAAGGTTCTGTTATCGAAGGATGTTCTTTTACCTTTGACCAAAAATACAACTATGTAAAAATCAATGATAACTATGCTAACGGCACAGCATTTACTATTACTGATTTTGTTAATAACTATGTTACAAACTCAAATGGTTTGAAAGCTCTAATTATTAACACACAAGTTGGTTATCAATCACAGGATCCAGACCTTAATACAATATACGTTAAATATTTAAACACAGGTTCGTTTTCCAACGGTTCATCACAATCCGTGTTTGCAAACAATGAAACACTAACTATTGCTACATCAGCAAATGTTGTCATTGGAAATGTTGTTGTTGCGACTGTTACAAACTCTACTGGATTTGGGTATGCTTTCACCACAACAAGTGGAACAATTTTCCAAAAGGGATTCTTCATTAGTGTTACACCACAAACACTAATTGTTTCAAAGTATGACAATCAACCAAATAATATTTCTGTTGGTTTCAATACACTAGAAAACATTATTACTCCAGAAGCTGATTCGTCACTTTATGACAACGCAGCTGGTTCACCTAACTATGCAGCACCAGGTGCTCATAGATTACAGTTGGTCCCAACACTAGTTACAAAAACCACATCATCTATTTCAAACACAGAAGCGTTCTTCTCGCTTTGCGATTTTAAAAGTGGTTACCCAGTTTCAATAAAAAATGATCCACAATATGCAGCACTTGGTGCTGATATGGCAAGAAGATCATATGAAACTAATGGTGATTATGTTGTTTATCCTTTTGTCCTTTCAACAGAACAAAAAGCTTATGATGATCCTGACCATGCAACATACGTAAATCTTGTTTCATCACGTGGTTTGGGTTATGTTAAGGGATATAGAGTTGAGTATATCAACAATAACAAAATTGCATTAAGAAAAAGTACTGATTATGAAGCAATATCAGGTCAAGTTGTAAGTACCAATTTTGGTTATTATATTAACGTTGATCAGTATGCTGGTGAATTTGACGTTTCAAATGTTTACCAAGTTGAACTACATAACTCTCCTAAAAATGCTGTGTTGAATGGGTCATTGCTCTCAACATCTTACTCATCATCTACTAGAATTGGTACAGCGTTTCTGAGAGGGTTCAAGTATTCAGGTGGATCTATCGGTACTGGTAACGAGATCTACAACGCATATCTTTTCAACGTTCAAATGAATCCAGGCCAGAACTTTAGCAACGTTTTGAGTATAATCTATCGTAGCAGTGGAAGCACTGTAGGTATTGCTGATGTTATTCAAACTCTTGGACCATCTGGATATAGTACTACATTCCAAAACGCTCAACTAAACAACATGATTTTCCCATTTGGCCAAAGAGGCTTGAAGTTAGATGGGTTCAATAACCAACAGTTTGTATACAGAGACAAAGCAAACGCATCGTTCAGTACACTATCTTCTGGATCAATGACAATTAACTTGCCAGCTTCACCACATGGAACTGGTACAGAAACATTCTTTGACGAAGGTACACTTTCAAACGCAAACAAAGATACGTTCATTGTTGTTCCAACTACATCAGGAACTACAACTGCAAAAACTGGTACAGTTGCTGTAACTGGTTTAACCACACCATCAGGAACTGTTTCTGGTGTTGCAGGAAGTACAGCTGTTGTTGGTTCAGGAACAACATTTACTTCTCTTACAGTTGGTAACTGGATCATTGCAAATGGTGAAAAGCATGTTATTGCATCGATTGCTAATACAACATATCTAACTATTGCAACACCATGGGTTTCAACAGTAGCTGCTAACTCATTCCAGCAAGGTTCCATAACAGTTACTGGTACATCGACAGCATTCTTGTCAGATTACATGGTTGGTGACTTTATTACGTTTAATTCTGAAACCCACCAGATTGCATTTATTGCAAACAATACATCATTGAAAACAGTGCAATATTGGAGCAGCAGTGCATCGTCAAATACACACGCTAAGACATTCCCAGCTGGTGTTCCTCTCGATTTTACAAAATCAAATGGCGTAATTAACAGATCAATTGTTGCAACAGCTAACTCAGCAACATTTACACTTGGTGAGCAAATTACTGGATCATTCAATGCGTTTGCATATTTTGATACACTAAGATCTGCTACTGTTCCTATTAAAAAGAACCTTAAGAGAAATGTATATGTTTCTATCAACTGCGCAAGTGCTGGAACATCAGGTACGTTTAGCTTAGGTCTCCCAGACGTTTATCAAATAAACAACATCTTTATTAACAACGGTGGTACATATTCAAACGCTGGTGTTGATTATTCTTCTAACTTTACATTTGATAATGGCCAAAGAGATGGCTATTATGACCTAGCTAGTATCACAGTTAACGGTGTTCCTCTAGCTTTGACATCTAGAATTATTGTTGATATGGATGTGTTTGTTGCAAGTACCGACCAAGGCGTTGGCTTCTTCTCAGCTAATTCATATCCTGTTGACGATGTTTACCCTGAAAGTAATACAGGAATAAACATCGCTGCTAACACAACACCACATATTACAACTGCTCAAATTCCTCAATACACTGGTTCTGATGGATCCGTATTCGATCTTCGTGATTGTATTGACTTTAGACCACAAGCTGCTAATACTGCAACATATCTTTCTAACTCTTCAAATTGGATGACAACAACACCAACTGAAAACCCATCTAATGCGTTTACAGTTAGTGTACTTTCAACTGGTGCATATCTACCTTCACCAGATAGTAATTTTCAATCAGATATCCAACATTATCTAAGAAGAAAAGACAAAGCTGTTATTGCAACAGATGGCACAATGAGAATCATTGAAGGAAAGCCTAGTAACAATCCACCAGTGCCCTTAGATCTTCCTGGTTCTATGACACTTGGTGTTATAGATGTTCCTCCATATCCATCACTTTCAACACCAGAAGCAGCTAGTGCAAAGCGCTATGATTATGCGATCGCTGTAACGACAACACAAAATAAGCGTTACACAATGCAGGATATTGGTGTCCTTGCAAACAAGATTGACAATCTACAATACTACACATCATTGACACTACTTGAAAAGGCAGCAACTGATCTTCTTGTTAGATCTTCAACAACTGGCCAGAATAGATTCCAAAACGGATTCTTAGTTGATCCGTTTAGAGGACATGACATTGGTAATGTTCTTGATCCAACATACAGAATTGCTATCGACCCATCTAAGACTGAAATTAGACCACAATTCTTCCAGTTCCATAGACCGTTTAAATTTGCTAACAATTTAAGTACAAACATTGTACAAACTGGTGGTGCAACACTATTGAAATACAACGCTAATACTGTTTATATTCAGCAACAGTATGCGAGCAAGTTTAGAAATTGTATCGATGGTAATATCTTTGTCTGGAGTGGTGCAGTTACTTTTGATCCTCCAGGTGACACGCAACCCGATTTGACAAAGTCACCAGATGTAGTAACAAATATTGATCTTGCATCAAACTTCACTGCCATTGCTGCTGCATATGGTACTCAGTGGGGTAACTGGCAAACAACAACTGCAACAACATCTTCTGCAACAGCTGTTACAGGTACAAGTGCTATAACTGATCGTTATGGCAATATTACTCAAACAACTAATAGTCAAACAGTTACAACAACTCAACAACAACAACAAAGAGTTGGTACTCAGTTGGGTGTTTCAATTGCAACTAATAACTATAACCTTGGAACATATGTTACAGATGTTAGCATTCTTCCATATGTAAAATCAATCTTTGTTAATATCAAAGCAACAGGATTGAAGCCAAACACACGCGTTTATGCGTTCATGAATGATGTTGATGTTAATGCGTGGATGAGACAAACTGATGCTACATATAGTGCAGCTGCAACTTTTGACGCAACACATGGTTTAATAACTGATTCAACTGGTACACTTTATGCTAAGTTTACCATACCACCAAATACATTTAAAGCAACAACACTTGTTATGAACCTCTATGACGTTCCAAACCCAATTACTGGTTTGAATGCTATTACAACACAAGCATCTGGAACATTCTACGCTACAAATATTTCTACAGCAAAAGGATCATCAATTCTATCTGCTCGTGAAGCTGTTGTTAGTGTTCAGGAAGTTACAGATCAAAAGACTGTTACAACACAATCAGTGACAAATAACCAAGCAACAATAGTTATACCTGGTCCTCCTCCACCTCCTGTTTACCCACCATACTATGGTGACGGTGGTGGTAATTTTGGTGGTGATGGCGGTGGCGGCGGTGGTGGTGGCTGTGGCAGCGGCCCTGGTGGCAGTGATTGCGGCCCTGGTAGCGGTTAATAAATATAATAAATCAATTTAGAGGATAGAAATGACAAAACCCATTGGCCAAACGTTTTTTATTAATGAACCTATTGGTGGTGTTGAAGGTGTTGTGCTTACAGCAGTTGATATTTACTTTGCTCAAGTAAGTAAAACGTATGGCATTGAGCTTCAGATTAGACAAACAGATAATGGTAGCCCAACACCATATCAATTGCCTAACGGTTCAAAAACTTTGCAAATTGCAGATACATATCCATCAAATGCTAGATGGACAACAAACAATGCGGTTATTGCAACTGGAACACCTATTATTCAAGCCTCTGCTGATGCAAGCATTCCAACAACGTTTGTATTTGATACACCAGTTTTCTTACAATCACAAACATCTTATGCTTTGATGCTTATACCTGTTGGTGGTAATCCGGATTATAATGTTTGGATTGGTGAAATAAACAAACAAGATGTTTCATCAAAAACACCAATTCAAACAAACAACGATACCGGTACATTATTCCTTTCATCAAATGACCTTCAGTATACAGCGGTACAATCAGAAGATATTAAGTTTACAATATATACAGCTGACTTCTCGCCTGCGGGTGGTTCCGGTCAAGCGGTGTTTGTTCCATTTAATGAAGAAAATGTTATATACGATCAGTTGAGTGGATCATTCACACCAAACGAATTTTGCTTTGTAAGTAACAACAACTTTTATCTATCGTTACTGAATATTTCATCAAATACAGCAGCTTTTACAACAGGTGAAAATATCTATCAAAGTAACGGCATTGCAAATGTTGCAGCTGGAACTGTTCTATTTGCAAATACATCTGTTATTAAAGTGTCTAACACATCTGGTACATTTGTAACATCATATCAAGTACAAGGTGGCACTTCGACAGCAAATGCCGTTGTTTCATCGGTCAATTCAAATGTAATGTGCTATTCAAACACAACATTAACCGTTCCATTTACAAACACATCACCTGGTTCAAATATATTCTACGCAAACCAGACACTATACGTTGGTAAATCAGATAGATCGTTTATGGATATCTTAGTTGTTAACAATGTTGTTAACGCTACAACAATAACTGTAAAGTCAATAACAACAAGTTCTTTCACTGAAAATGACGCCTTACTTGGTGATATTAGAGGTGATGCTATGTCGTTGTACGGAAGATACAGCGGCCCAGTTGCTGATAACATACTACCTTCAGATAGTTCTGTAGCGTGTTTCCTTTGGGATTCACAAGCAAACTCAACCCAAAATTTTGCCAATTCAATTGGAAGATTCATGGTTGGATTGTCATCAAAAGCATCAGCTATTGTTAAAGGCGTTGTGGATTTACCTTACAACGCGGTAGTACCACAGTTTGCAATCAATCAAAGTCAATCAACAAATATAGATTTCTCTTTCACGGGTATCGATAAAAGCGATTCTGTTGATGGTGCAGCATTTGATTTAACAAATCACGTTGAGCGTGAAATGACAGACAAGACACGTTTGTTTAAATCAAGAAGCAATGAGATTGTTAACAATAGTGGTGCCTATGAGACAAAAATATACGGTGCAGTTCAAACAGCAAATAATAAATTCTCACCGTATTTTGATAAGATTCAAAGCTATACAACATTTACATATAATAGTGTAGCAGCAAATGATACAATATATGGATACAGAGCTCAGATCAAGGGAACGAACTATCCAATTATTGGGGGTCCAATTAATGGTGAATATGTTCAGCAATTAAATGGTACTGGTATTATCTCGATAAACATTAGCGCCAATACTGGTGCTTTTACTGCAAGTGAGTTGATTTATCAAAGAGCAAACACAAGTAATGCAACACAAAACACAGCTGTAGGTACTTTATATTATGCAAATAGCTCTGTAGTGCAGGTTATTAACACAGAAGCTTCGCGCGGCTTGTGGACAAATACAGCTCAAATTGCAGGTGCAACGTCATCTTCCAACGGAACAGTATCAACTGTTACTAACACACTAGTAACAGGAAGATTGATTAAAGCAAATAGTTCTGTTTATTATATTGCTGGTGCAACAGGTAAGTTTGCTCCAGGCTACAAGATATATGCATCAGCAAACACACAGAAATTTACATATTGTAAAAAGGTTGACGACTTTGGTGAGAAATACACAGAGAACGTTTTCCTATATCAATCACGTTATATTTCAAAGAGTGTTATCCTTGCAGACAAGCAAGATTCTGAAGATTTGATTTGCTATCTAACTGCTTATAGACCAGCTAATACTAACTTCAGAATTTATGCTAAATTACTAAGTGCTCAGGATCCACAGAGCTTCTCAAATGTTTACTGGTCAAGAATGCCAGAAACATCATCACCAGCATTGTTAAGCAGTAAGTCAAATCCAGACGATATGCTTGAGCTAACATATTCGTTGCCAACATCACAGTTGATGGCAACCAATTCAAGTTCATGTAATACGACATCTGCAAACGTCACTGTGCTAACAACAACTGGTTATTCAAACAATTCATACATGTATATTCACGACACATCAACAAACAAATTCAATGTTAGAAAAGTGTTGTACGTTGCTAATAATACAACACTAGTATTATCAAGCATACCATCGTTTACATCATCTAACGCTGATATTGGTTTGATTCCTGGCTTGGAAGACGTTACTTGTGCATTCCACTATGATCAAAACAACAACATTATGAGATACGTTTCTAACACAGACGTTGTTTATGACAGCTTCAAAACGTTTGCTATTAAGATCGTTCCAGTTGCTGATGATCCAAGTCTTGTTCCTAGAGCAGCAGATATGAGAACCATAGCGCTTCAGGTGTAAAATGGACGTAGTAAAATTTGCTAAGGTTAGAGAAAATCCAAACCTAGTTCGAGATATGAATAGCAAGGCTATTTTGGAAAATGATGTAAACGCTCTCAATAAATACAAGGAAGAGCGTGAACAAAGATTAAAAATGGCTAAGGTTGTTCAAGAACACGACCAAATGAAAAATGATGTTGCAGAAATCAAGCATTTGCTTAAAGAATTATTAGGAAAAGTTGATAAATGACTGTTTCAATTTCTAGTTTAACTAACAATCAAACATTTGGTGTTCTTATTGATACAACAAATCGTTTGGCACAAACAGTATCAACAAATACTGTAACAACATATGTTGGCACCGGTGGAGCAGTAACAACAGGTAATGCTTTTGTTAATGGGTTCTTTGGATCCAACACAATGTTAATTAGTAACAACATTACCGGTGGTGATTTTTCAGCTTCTGCTAACTTAAATGTTACTTCAAACCTTAGCGTTATTAACGCAACTGCATTTTTTGGTAATACATCAGCAAATGTTCAATTAGGTTATCTCAGCTCAGCCAGTTCTATTCAAGAAAACTTTGGTAATCAAAACAACTACGTTCAATTAGCTATTTTGAACGGTAACACAGGTGTATCAGCCTCTGCTGACTTAGCACTGTACGTTGATCCTGTTGCAGGTTTTGCAAGTGACGGTTTTATTGATATTGGTATCAACAGTATTAACTGGTCTAATACTACATGGACAGTCAGTGGTCCCGGTGATGGTTATCTCTACACAGGCAATAGCAACCTTTCTATTGGTTCTAATGGTGCAGGATATATTAACTTCTTTACTGGTGGAACACTCTCAACTAACGAAGTAATGCGCATCACTTCTGGTGCCAACGTTGGTATTGGAACATCAACACCTGATGCAAAACTTAAGGTATCAGGAACTGCAAATGTTACTGCTAACGTTAATGTTGGTGGTGTTCTCTCGGTTGCAAACGTGTTTACCACTCTTCAGGTTGGATCTGATCTTCTTCCTACATCAGATAATACATTTAGTCTTGGTAATAGCTCAGCAAAGTGGAAATCTTTGTATGTTGGTGGTAGTACCGTTTATATTAACACAGCTACAATATCAGTCTCTGCTGGTAATACAATTAACATGCCTGCTCTTGCAGTTACTAACGCAGTAGCTGTTGGCGGTAACGTATCGTTTGCATATATTAATGCATCTGCTAATGCTTTTATACTAACAACCAACACATCATCTACTAACCTAGCTGTTTACGGTACAACCTTATTTGCTAATGCTGTATCTTACTCAAATACAATTGCCGTAACAGGAAATACAACACTTTCCAACACACTTGCTGTAACTGGAAATGCAACATTTTCTAATAGTGTTGCTATCACTGGTAACGTTGTTCTATCAAACTCACTAGCTGTAACAAGTAACGTTGTATTTTCTAATACATTAGCCGTAACTGGCAACACAACACTATCTAATACGTTAGCAGTTACAGGTGCAACTACAATTGGAAACACATTGGTCGTTGCTGGTGTTACTATTGTTAATAATAACTTCACTGCTAACGGATCTATTACTGCAAATGGTTCATTTGTACAAGGAAATGGTACTGCTACATTTTCTAATACAATAGCTGTAACTAATACAGCAACATTTAGTAATAATTTAATTGTAACTGGAAATACATCGTTAGTTTATATTAACGCAACAGCAAATGCTTTTGTGTTTACAACCAATGCTACATCAACTAATTTAACAATTACAGGCACAACAACATTTACTAACGTTGTTAATCACTCAAACAATATTACAGTAAGTGGTGCAGCAACGCTTAACACAGCAACGGTTACTGGTGCATTTGTAGCAAACAGTACTTTAGCTGTTAATGGTGCTGTAACAACAAATAGTACAGTAACAGTTAATGGTGCATTTACAGTTTCTAACGCAATTATTGCTTTAACAACAAATGCAACAGCCAGTGCGCCATACATTACAATTGGCAATACAACAGTTAATACTACTATCAACGCTTCTTCTATTTCAACAGTCAATGTAAACGCAACGACAATTGCTGGTACTTTAACAACAACCAATCAACCAAATATCACTGCAAATAATTCATTGTATCTTGGTGGTAATAGTGCAGCAACATTGAGAGCATATACTGATACAGCATATACAAATGCTACATCTTATACAGATACTCGTATAGCTAGCATCAACGTTTCAATTGAAAGCTATGCTGATGGTGTTGGTGCAACAGCGTATGCTAATGCGATTGCATTTGCTAACACAGTAGCTAATAATGCCTATACAAATGCTACTTCGTATGCATCAAACGCTTCAAATCTTACAACAGGAACTTTGGCTGCAGCTAGACTAAGTGGTAATTATACCGGTATCACACAAACTGGTACATTGTCCGGTTTAGCAGTGACTGGAAATGGTTCTTTTACAAACAATGTTACAGCAAATAACCTTTCGCTTACAAATAATTTAACTGTAAGTGGCAATGCAACTGTTACTGGTAATTTAAGTATTACTGGTTTGACAATTCTGAATAATATTCAAACAGGTAACGTAGTACCAGCTACAAACAGTTATTATCTTGGTAATACAACATCGAGATGGAATTTACTTGGTATAACACTAGACGTTACTGGTGGTAATTCTTCTTTTGCTAATGTTGTTATTAATGGAAATACAACAGCTGCAAACACATCTATTAATAATCTTGTTGTTGTAAATCAAGCTAATCTAACAGGTACAACAACTGTAAATGGTGCGTTCACAGTAGCAAATACATTACTAACAACAGCAGCAGCAAACTTAAATTCTCTTGGTGTTGTGAATGGTGCAAACGTTGGTGGTGACCTGAGAGTTTTAGGTAGCTTGTATATTAGTGGTAGTACAATTTCATCCAGTTCATCAACAGGCGACTTGATTCCAACATCTAACGGCGTTGCACTTGGTAACACAACAAATCGCTTTAATCTTTATGCAATGCTTGGTAACTTTGCTAATGATATCAATGTTGGTAATACAGTAGTAATTAATAGTGTTTCACAATCTGCTGCCAACAAAGTATCTATTACACCTCCATATGGAACATTTACACTAACAACATCTTCCAATACTGTTACAATTGGTTCTGTTCCATCGGGTGTTGTTGCAGGTCAATATGTAACAGGAACTGGTATTCCAACAGGAACAACTGTATATAGTGTTGGATCTGGAAGTATTGTTTTAACAAATGTTCCAACCACAGCTGGCGGCCAAACACTTACATTCAACAACCCATCAAATATTATTGATAATACACTAAGTGCTACACTCTATAGATCAGCTGATTTTACAGTAACAATTACATTAACTGATTCAAGTACACCTGGAACAGTATATTATCAATCAAGTAAGTATAATGTTCTTCACGACGGTGTTAATACATACGGTACAGAATATGGTGTAATTAATAACGGAAACATATTAGGAACATTATCTTCGGACATTAATGGAAGTATTGTTAGGTTGAAAATGACACAAACTGCAAACTTAACTAGCACACAATCAATGAGTGTTTCGATTGCAAGAATAGCATTGGCTGTATAAATATTAGCATAAGGACACTAAAATGGCAACAAAAGCTAATATAGTTATAGATCAAGGGGCAACTTTTAGTACTGAAATTTTGCTTACTGATGATGCTGGAAATACTCTTGATCTTAGTGGATATACGGGTATATCACAAATCCGTAAATCTTATACATCATCTTCTTCAACAAGTTTTTCAGTAACACTTAATAGTGGTATGGTGCAATTGAATCTAACATCAACACAAACAGCAGCAATTACTGCTGGTCGTTATGTTTATGATGTATTTTTGACCGATTCTTCAAATACAGTAACAAGAGTAGTTGAGGGGATAGTAACTGTTACACCTAGAGTTTCACACTAATGTCGATACAAGCAGTAGTCAGAAGACCTAATTTAATTGTAGCAAATACAACGGCTTTGACTACTACGCAGTCAAACCCACCTCTTTCTTTGAAAAATAACGTTCCTGGTATAAGCCAAAACTATCTCCATAACCTATTAGATGTTGTAGAAGATCACCCAACAGATGGTGCAACGTTAGTATATAATGCAAACACTCACAAATATGAAGTAAAAACACTGACCGTTGAGGCAACCGCAGTTGATGGCGGAACTTTTTAATAATAAAAAATAATAAATAGAACAAAAGTTTTCACCTAGAGGGAATAAATTAAAATGGCCGCACAAGGTAATAATAAAATCCAAATCAAAAGATCTACAGCGAATCCTACAATCCCTTCACTTAGTGCAGGTGAACTAGCGTTCTCGCAAGCAAGTAATACACTATTCATTGGTGCGCCAGACGGTACTAGTGGTAATATTCCTATTGGTGGTCAAAGAGTTCCTGGTACGCTAACAGCTAACCAAGCTCTTGTTGCTAACAGCACAAGTGGTATTGATAAAATTATTGTTGCTAATGCTGCCATCACAAAGTTATATACAGCACAAAATGGTTATGGTTCATCAGGCTACGTTCTTGCTGTTGATGGTTCTGGTAACGTATATTGGACATCTGCTGGATCGCTAACAGTTACACCAGCTGGTTCAAACAAATATGTTCAATTTAATGATAGTGGTGCTCTTGGAGCTACATCCGGATTCCAATTTGATAAAACAACAAACACTGTTTCTGTTTCTAATGCAGTTTCTGTTGGTAACTCATCAACCAATACTGTAATTGGTTATAACTCAACAGATTCGTCTGTAGCAGAGTTTGGAGCTAATCAAAATAACTTTATTGAAGTTGCTATCTACAATTCAAACACAGGTGTAACAGCATCTGCTGATTTGGTTATTAACGACAATGGTGGGCCTGGTACTACTAACTTTAACTTTGTTGACTTAGGTATCAACGGTTCTGGTTATTCTAATACAAGCTGGACAATTAATGGTCCTTCTGATGGTTATCTTTACACAGGTAATACAAACTTTTCTATTGGTACAGCAAATACAAATTATCTAAGCTTCTTTACTGGTGGCACACTAGCTGCAAACGAAAGAGTACGTTTGCTTGCGGGTGGTAACGTTGGTATCAATTCAACTACAGCTGACGCAACATTAAAAGTTCAAGGTACAGCAAACGTAACTGGTGCAGTTACAATTGGCGGCCAAACAACATTTGGTGCAAACCTAATCTTGGGTTCATCTGCAATTTCTGCTAATGGTGGATACGGTTCTGCTGGCCAAGTATTGTATTCAAACGGTACTGTCAACTACTGGGCAACACCAGCAGCTGGTGTAACTGGTTCTGATACACAAGTACAGTATAATGCATCAGGATCAGCTGGCGCATCTGCTGGTATGACATTTGCTTATACAACAAATACATTTACAGTATCTAATACAATCGTTGCTGGCCTTGCATTAAACATCAATGCTTATGGTACTGCAGCTAACGGTATTGCTGCTAACTCTTCAACAATTAAAATAGGTAACAGTTCTGTTAATGCTTCTATTAATAGTACTGCATTTTCTGGAAGTGCTAACAACGCAGCATATCTAGGTGGTGTTGCTGCTTCTTCATACGCTACACAAAGTTATGTAACAAGTCAAGGTTATCTAACATCATCTTCACTTTCTGGCTATGCAACACAGTCTTATGCTGATACAGCTGCAGGAACAGCTTATTCAAATGCGATGGCTGATACGCTATCACGCAATGGTTCGTATACAGGCAACAATACTTTTGGTGGTACAAATACTGTAATCAATTCTAATACCTTTATTAATGCTACTCTTGCTGTAAGTTCTTACGGTACTACAACGGGTGGTGTTGTTGCAAACACAACTGGTATTTTCTTTGGTAATACTGTTTCAAATGGCTATATCAATGCAACAGCATTGTTCTTTGGTAATGCTACAGTTAACACAACACATAACACGACACTTGTTCAAGTTGCAAATAGCACAAGTACAGCTAACTTAACCGCAGCTGGTTTGACTATTGGTACGGCTGTTGTTAATACTACTGTTCACCAAATTGGTGCAAACGTTTATGCTAATGCTTCAGCATTCTTCGTAGGTAACTCAACTGTCAACTCAATTATGACAGCTGGTTCACTAGCATTGAATGGTTCAACTCTTACTGTTGGTAACTCTACTGGTACAACAACATCAGTAACATTTGGTAACAACAGCGTTAACACAACATTTGATGGTGCATCAGTTAAAATTTCTAATGCTACCGTTACAGTGTTCCAAGCCAACACAACCAACACTCTAGTTTATTCACTACAGACAGTTGTTAACACAGCTTCAATTGGTTCTGCAGTTTCTGTAATTGCATCTGGTAACGTTGGTATTGGTAACTCATCACCAACAGATAAGTTGTCAGT